CCCCCCGGGAGCCATTATCCGCGACAGCCCTCCATAACGTACTATCCTTACCTAAGCATGGAAGCTAGGCCGTAGGCCGTTAGCTGACCGAGGGCCGGGTCGGCCCGAGGCTGTCCGGCGTACCACGACTCATCCACGAACCAACTCCGACCAATATCCCTAGGGTCATTTGGGATCTTTTGCCAAATGACTAGTATTACCCTAGGGATATTCCTCCCCATCCCACTCATAATCTCAGATGCAGTCGACTCGTTGGTGCTTTACTATCAATAACTATGCCGAGTCTGATCTCTCACATCTTCGTGACCTCGGAGGAAGCTTGGACCGAAATGGTATCGTGTACTTGGTTGTTGGACGCGAACATGGTGCCGACAATGGTACCCCCCATCTCCAAGGATTTGTTGTCTTTAACTCTAATCAACGCCTTAGACGCGTTAAATCTCTTATCGGTGAACGGGGACATTACGAGACCGCTCGTGGTACTAAAATACAAGCTAGTGAGTATTGTAAGAAAGATGGAGAGTTTGACGAATTCGGAGACCTCGGAAAACCTGTTGGTCGACCAAGACAGCCCTCCGTCGCCGACTTCTGTGCTTGGGTTCGAGCCACTCCACCGTTGGACGTTACCGACCAGTCTTGCGCTCTTAACTTTCCTGCACTCTGGTTGCAATATGGCGGACGTCTGTTATCTCTGTCCGTGCACTTGTCACTACATCAGCAACTTGAGACGCGACCGCTTCGAGGGTGGCAATTGGAATTAGAAAAGGAATTGACGATGGACGCAGACGATCGGACCGTCGTTTTCTATGTTGATAAAGAAGGAGGCAAGGGGAAGAGTTTTTTCATCCGATGGATGTATACCGCACATCAGGACAAAGTCCAGATGCTTGGTGTTGGAAAGAGAGATGATTTAGCGTTTGTTGTTGATAAGTCGAAATCTATATTCTTAGTGAATGTTCCGCGAGGCGGCATGGAGTTTCTACAATATACTATTTTGGAGCAACTTAAGGACCGAACGGTATATTCTCCTAAGTATCAAGGGGAGATGAAGGTTTTACAGTCGAAGTGTCACGTGGTTGTTTTTTGTAACGAACATCCTGATATGGAAAAGATGTCTAATGACCGTTATAAGATCGTAGAAATTTAAGTATCTTTATAATACGTTGACATACACATACGAACTTGCCACGTGCCATCTGCTGCATTTTCTGTATTTCCGCTATAATTGTACATAACGAAAAACAAATTCGGGATCACTTCTCCCGTTCCGTTTCCCACATTACTGTTGCTTAGAAATTTAGTCATGATATTAGGAAGTTTGACGTTGAAGACTCCCGTTGCAATCCGATAAGGATTGTTTAACGAATTTGGAGTTAACGTAACGTCTTTTCTTCCTAGTATGCGGAAACAGTCAGTATTGAGTAAGTACCGTCCGTCCTGTATACGATCTTGAGTAAGTGGATGATAAACATTTGTCGCGCCCGAATTGAATGACTTGAACCAAATGTCATCGGGTGTAGCGAACATACTTTTCATTTGTACTAGAAAGAATCGTAGTGTACGTGGAACACCAGCTTCTAAAGCATTAGTAGCTTGGTATACGTAACGAACTTTGAAACCAGTAAGATGTACTGTGTTTCCTATACGCCCGGCATCTGTTGTACCTGGAGTAATAAAAGCACCTACGTGGAACCGGTAGTATCCGCTTCCATCGATAGCGTTGGCTTGACTGAAATCTCCAAGTACACATGAACGTTTACCTTCTACAGCCTTACTTAAAGTTTTTTTCAAGTACTGTTTGGTTACGAGAGTGCTACGAGCGCGCCGCTTTTTGAAAGAGACTCGTTTACGTGAAGACGTACGACGTCTACGATATGTACCTTTACGCATAGCCATGTTTGGAATTTATGAGCTCTACTCCGGGTAGAGCGTCCGCGTCCGCCCAGGCCGCGGGTGCGAAAAGGAGCGCGGCGAAGCCCGCGGAAGCACCCAGGCCTGGCGCGTAGCGGAACGCGGGCATGCTCCCCCCGGGAGCCATTATCCGCGACAGCCCTCCATAACGTACTATCCTTACCTAAGCATGGAAGCTAGGCCGTAGGCCGTTAGCTGACCGAGGGCCGGGTCGGCCCGAGGCTGTCCGGCGT